CGAGAGGGAAGGGGGAAAACGCGCTAGCAAAGACTCGCACGGCAGGTCATTTAAATCCGGCGATAAGGCAAAACAAACGTGGCACATAAACGAGCTTTACGGCCCCTCTGTCCCTGGGATGTTCGGCAACGAAAAGGAAACCCCGATTAATGCCGCGGTCATAAAAAAAACCGGGGAATTGTTTAGCGGGCTGGTAATCAAAGAATTGGAAGGGCTGTTGAATGGGTAGCTATCCAAATTTTATTGACCGCAGCCCACCTGGCCTTGTCGATGCGCTTTGTTCCCGGATCGAAAAAGCGCTGGAATCGTTCTGGCAAAAAGGCGAATTCAAAGACGAGGAATATCATACGCCGCACGTTCACCCTCAGTACCTGCCGGTGAGCAAAACCGAATCAGAGGAGAGGGACAAAACTAAGGACTATCCGTTTGTCCAGGTTGTTTGCGTCAACGGCACATTGAGCGATTTCCAGCCGGCAGTAAATGGATCTGCAATGACCGTTCAGGTTTATTTTAACGGCTTTAGCGACGAAACCGACAACCAGGGCTGGCGCATACCAGTGATGATGATGTGGCGGGCAATGCAGGATTTATTGGGAGACAAAATAGTAGGCGGGTATTTGCTTGAGGCACCTATTAAATGGACGCCCCTTAACAGCGAGGATCCCCCATATTATACGGCAATGATGGAGACAAGGTGGAAGGGTTCGCCCCCCGCCTTTGAAACGCCTTTTGAGGGCGCCGCTGATCCCGGATTTGGGAGCAGTCAAGAAAAATTTGAGATTGGTTAGGAGGAAACTATGGCATACGCGCACGGGGTTTATACAAAAGAAAGCCCCACGCCGCTACAGGTACCAGTACCTGTAGATTCGGCGATACCGGTTGCGGTCGGCGTGGCTCCGGTCCATCAGCTGGAAAATCCGGCTTTGGCGGTAAATAACCCGTCAATGACTTTCCGCTATGACGAAGTCGTTGCGGATATGGGATATTCTGACAACTGGAAAAAATTTCCGTTGGCAGAGGTCATTTTTTCGCAATTCCGGCTTCACGCGGTTTCCCCGATGATTTTGATCAACGTGTGGAATCCATTGAAAGATGCGCAAGAGGTAGCCATACCGGATTTGCCGATCATAAACGGCATTGCAACCATCGACGACGAAATGGCGATGATTAGCACGGTCACCGTTAAAAACGGATCGGTTGTTTATGTCCGGGGAAGGGACTATACGCTGAAATATGACAACGACAGGATCAAGCTCCTTATAACTGTCAAAGAGGATGGGGAGATTCCGGCCAACGTGACATCATTAAGCGTATCGTACAAACAGGCGTCGGTTGCCGGCATTACAAAGTCGGACATTTCAGGCGGCGTCGATACGGATACAAACCAGCGCACAGGCATTGAGCTTGTTACCGAAATATTCCCGCTGCTGAAAAAGATTGTTGGATTCTTCATTGCCCCCGGATGGAGCCATGATCCGGAGATTTATGCCCTGATGTGCGCTAAAGCCCATAACCTTGGGTATGGGTTTACCTGCATCGTGCTTGCCGATTTGCCGACTTTCGGAATTTATAAAAATTACCGCAACCTGCCTAAATGGAAGGACGACAACAGCTATGTCGATCCTTTCTCATTTTTGACATGGCCGTGCGTTAAAATCGGCGACAGGGTTTTCCACGGTTCGACGAGGCTGGCCGGAATGTTCGGCGAAGTTGACAATAGGAACGACGGACTGCCGTACGAGCAGGCATCAAACAAGACGCTAAGCATGACGGATATGTGCGACGAGGACGGCAATGTCATTCCAGTGCTTTCCGACGAGCAGGCAAATTATTTGAATTCAAACGGGATTGGGTCGTGGATAAATTTCGACGGATGGAGATCGTGGGGGGTAGAAACCGCCGCATTCCCAGGGAACACGGACATCAAAGACTTCGAGCGCAGCGTGCGCCGTATGTTTTGCTATGTCCAGAACGTGGTAATCCGCACAATGCGCCAGAACGTAGACAAGCCCACAACGCGGCTATTCATTGACCGCGTGCTGCTTACTGCGAATGAGTATCTCAATACCCTAAAATCGCGCAATGCAATTATTGGCGGCCTTGTACAATTCTTACGGGCCGATAACAGCAATCAGAGCATAATGAGCGGCAGCTTGTATTTCCATGTCGAGCTTACGCCGCCCAATGCAGCGAAGGCATTAATCTTTGACTTCGTTTACAACCCTGATTTTTTAGCAAGCTTATTTGAATAAGGGGGCGCGAGAATGGATGGTATAGGAACACAGGTCAACACTTATAAAGTCTATGACAGCGAATCAGGCGCCGAATTGAACGGCTCCGTAAAAGTAGATCTTCCTGTCATGACTTTGATAACCAACACGTATAAGGGCGCAGGCTTGGGCGGCGAAATAAATGTTCCGGCTTTGGCGTTAATGACGCCGCTAACCGCTACGTTAGCATTTCCGGTTATTTACGGCGCCATAACGGAATACTTGGAGATTGGCACGACAAAGACCGTCGATTTGAGGATTGAGATCATTGTGCTGGATAAAGATACCCATGCGCTTGTAAGGGTTCCGATACGCTGGGTGCTGAAAGGGCCGCTGAGCGAGGCCAATTCCGGATCTGTCGAGCCAGCTACTGCCGGAGAATCTTCCATCAAGATGGAAGTTTATTATATGCATCATTGGATCGACGGCGAAGAAAAACTGGAATGGGATTGCTTTAAGGGAATCCACACGGTCAATGGCAAGGACATGATGGCAGAAACGCGCCGCAATGTCTTTGTTGGATAATCAGGAGGGTTAAATGGTTAAAGTTTTCATCGGGACTGTCCGCATAAAGCTTTTTGTCCCTTTCAAGTGGGAAGACAAGGAGATAACGGAAATAGCTTTGGATTTTTCCAAAGTGAACCACAAGCTAGAATCCGAATGCCAAAAAGAGGCTTTTAACAAAAGCAACAACTTGACAGCTTCATTTTTGCCGCAAAACTCCTTTGAGTTTTGTGGAAGAATGGCTGCGGCAATATCGGGCGTCAGCTATCGCGCCATAGAAAAAATGAATGCATATGACGCTGATATTTTAACCCAGGTAATACGGGCTTACATGAATAAGTACAACCCCCAGAAGTTCTATGAGGAAGCCCTTAAAACCATGGAAGAGAACGAAGAAGAGGATTCCAAAAAGGATACCAAAGGAGAATCCGAAGAGGGTTTTACCAAACCTGTGACGGAGCAGGAATAGAATATCCGGAATTTACTGTTTTTGATTATGCAGACCCGGCAAAATTCCTTAAAAAGATGATTGTCGGGATTGCTGTTGTTGCTAATACGTCTATCAAATATTTGTCGGTGATGCCGTTATACGAACTTTTTGAGTATGACGAAATCGTGCAGGAAATGCTTAAAGAAGCCAAAAAAGGCGGGAAGTGATGGCTGGCAAGCGTACCATATGGGATTTGTCTCTCGAAATTGCAGGCAAGGGCACGGAAGCGTCTCAGGCAATCCGCACGGTTAAAAAACAGCTCGAAGAGCTGAAAGCCGCCGCCAACCAGCTAAATAAAGACTGGAAAGCATTTACTTCCAATGCTACAAAGCTTGTCGCGGGTGTTGCGGGCGGAGCTGCTATGGCTACCGCAGCAGTCGTGGCGGCGGCCAATAGTTTTGCAGATACAGGAACGGCAATCCAAAAAACGGCAGGAGCCGTAGGCATGGGCGTGGAATCATACCAACAGTTGCAGTATGCCATGACCAGATCCGGACTGAGCGCCGAAGAATTCAATTCCGCGTTGGATAAATTCAATTTAACCGTCCGGCAAGGAGCCGCTGGAAACGAAGCGGCAGCTAAACAGCTCGAAGCTGTAGGCTTATCTGCTTCTAAATTAGCTGGAATGAAACCGGAACAGGCGATGGAGCGCCTGTCGGATTACATGAAATCGCTCCCCAGTGACGCGGAACGTACAAGGGTAGCGGTTACTTTATTCGGTAAAGCAGCCGGGCCGCAGATGGTGCAAGCCATGAAAGAAGGAAGCGCAGGATTAAAAGATTTAATGAAGGAATCGGAGAAATATTTTACATTTACCGAAGAAAATATTAAACAGTCCAGGGAATACCAAAACGCGCAAAATGATTTGAAAGATTCTTTGGGAAGCTTGAAAAATCAGTTTATCGCTGGCGCAATGGGCCCTCTTACTGAGGCGTTCAAAACTTTTACGGGGGCTGTGCTGGAAAATATGCCGGCAATCAAGGAGCTGGGTGCAAAGTTTGGAGCTTGGCTTGGCGATATGGTAAAGCGTCTGCCGGAAATAATCGCGAAAATTAAAGAGTTCGGCGCTTGGGTAAAAGAGACAGCGACAAAGGTTGTCAATTTTGCGGGCGGCTTCAAAAACTTGGCAAAGATACTGGCGGGGCTTGCGATAGCGCCGACACTGATAAGCGGCCTAAAGGTGGTATTTTCATTTGGAAAATTGATAAGCGTCGCAATGAAAGCCGTACCTGCAATTATGGCAAATATAGGCGTAGCTGCAGGACCGATGGCAGGCGCGATGCTTCCAATAATCGGAATAGTCGCGGGGATTGCCGCCGGTATAACAGCCATTGTTTTGATAGTAAAGAATTGGGAAAAAATCACCGCGTGGATCAAAGAGCATAAGGATACGCTGGTTATAGTTGGGATTGCAGTCGGTACTCTGACGGCGGCAATAATAGCCTATAACGTAGCCCAGGCAATCTCTAACGCCGGGGGGCTGGTTGCGGTCGCAAGGATGGGCGCACAGGCGATAGCCAACGGCGCGTTGACCGTGGCGACTACGGCACAAACTATCGCAAGCTGGGCGGCAACGGCAGCTACAACGGCATTTGGCGCCGCAGTGGCTTTCCTCACGTCGCCGATCACCCTTGTCATACTTGCGATCGGGGCTTTGATTGCGGCCGCATATTTAATAATAAAAAATTGGAGCAAAATATCCGAGTTTTTTAAGGGGCTATGGGAAAATATAAAAAATATTTTCTCCGGCATCGGCTCGTGGTTCGCCGATAAGTTTAACGCGGCAAAAGACGCGATAGTAAAAGTATTTACCGGCGTAATAGAATGGGTTAAAAAAAATTGGCAGTCCATTGTCGCGTTTTTAATTAACCCCTTTGCCGGAGTGTTCAAATTTCTGTACGACAACTTTGAGGGATTCAGAAATGTAGTCGATAATGTTTTGAATTTTATTAAAAACTTATTTAGCAGCGTAATGGCTAAACTGCCCGAACCGGTTGTGAATGTAATAAACTCCATAAAAAACATTTTTCAGGGCGGCTTTGATGTTATCAAAAGCATAATCAGCGTATTTTCGGATTTCTTTAAGAACGTATTTAACGATCCCGTGAACGCCGTCAAGAATCTCATTAGCGGCTTAGGCGGTATTTTCTCCGGCATATTTGATTCCATAAAAGAAAAGGTGCAGGCTTTTGTAAGTTT